TGCGTGTCTGGATCGTATGTGACCTTATACTTAACCCGCCAAGCAGAGTAACCAGCGTAGGAACCTAATTCAGCCTCTTGCACTTCCAGGAGCAATGTGCGAGCCGCGAACACCTGGCCGATAGCGTCGAAGCTTGACTGGTTAACCGTGTCGTTTCGATCAAGGAAGTCCTTTAGCTTGAGCCCGGCATCCTCGAACTGAACGAACGAGAATTGACAGAGCGAGCTGGTTTGTGTCAATGGAGTATCGAATGGAGTCTTGGCTGAGTTGACCGGATATTTAGCCGGATTGCTGCGATCCTTGCTAAGTATCTTTTCTTTGGTGGTAAATGAATCGATGCGAAAAACCGGGATCCATGTTGCCGGATCTGGGTTCTGTTCTTGATTCTGCTTTTGTTCCTCCGAGCCTGTTTGAAATCGAGCCGTCACGTTCCAGTACAGAGCGTGTTTTTCTTCCCGCTCGCATGACACCTCGTCGCAAACAAGATTCAATTGGCCGTAAAGCAATCCAGCCCGAGGCAGGCCAGGAGTGTTATAAAGAACATCAAAGCGATTGCTGGTAACCTGATCGGTCTTTACCCTGTAGTTCCAAGTCTCACCAAAGATCAGTTGAAACCCTTGACCCTTGCGACAAAAACCGGATCCCTTGCGAAGTTCTGCGCCGACTAATTCGTTTGCCATGATTACCTCGCAAGTGCTAAACGTGGAGCGTTTGCAGCAAGTTCGTTTGCCTTTTTAGCCTCAGCAAGCAATTGCTCCTGCATCTTCTTTTGCTCTGCTTTTTCTTTGGCCTGAAGGTTTTCACGCTGGACGAATTGAAACGCTTCTTTCGTGCCCGCTTTGAGCGCAGGAGCGATATCCTTGACGATATCCTCCTTGGACTGGAATCTTTCAGCCGCTCGCATCGAAAGAGCGTCGAACTGTTGCTGATTGATGCCTTTGTCTGGCCCGAGTGCCTTCATTGCTTCCAATCGTTGCAGTTCCTTTTGAAGCTTCTCTTGAGGACTCGTCATTTCCTCTTTAAGCTTCGCTGCGTCCGCTTCCAATTCTTGAGCCTTGCGAGCCTCATCGACGCGATTCTTAAACAGTCGATACCGCTCAATGTCTTGATCCATCCAACCGGCTCGCTTTTGCTTCGCCTCAAGTGCCGCCTGTTCGCCTAGCGTTAGCTTGTCAAATTCTTCGCGGAGATCCCACATGGCCTTACCTGTCTCTTTGTAAAGCGTTGTAGACTTTTCGAGCTCTGACAGTCGAGCCTTTTCATCGCTAGCACGCTTCGCCGCTGCTTCGGCCATCGCGATTGCTTCCGCATTGGCTTTGGTCTTTGCTTCTGCTTTCATCGCTTCAGCCCTGATCGATGCCGCTGCTGCGTCAAGCTCTGCCTCTTCTTGATCGTCAAGCGAATCTAAAAAGTCATCGAATGCACCGCGACGGCCAGAAAGCAGATTGCTTACCATTCCAGTGACGCTCATGCTAGAAAGCATCGTTTCGGCTGTCATGTTCCGAAGCCCGCTCGCCATCGCCGCGAATCCAGTCGATGCTTTTTCAGCCAAAAACATGAAGTAACCGCCGACGGTCTTTTCGTTCGATGTCGCACTTGACGCAACATCCTTGAGCAATCCGGTCAACTGTTGAACTAACGGGATCAACGCCGTACCGAGTGCGATCGATGCCGCTTTGATTTCGGATTCAAGCTTTGCAAACTGCCCTGACATTGTGCCTTCAAGTTGTTGATTCATGCCGTAGAATCGACCGCCTTCGCTCGTTGCCGTCTCAAATGCTTTTGCGACCATTTGAGCACTAATCGCACCGTCCTCCATTCGCTTCTTAAGCTCGATCATGCTAACGCCGGTCGTTCGGCTGATTTCCTGCAACGGGTTGAAACCAGCGTTGACGAACTGAAGTACTTCTTGGCCCATCAGTCGGCCTTGAGCCTGAGTTTGCGAGAATGCCAATGCCAACGACTGAAACTGCTCTGCGTTGCCAAGAGAGATCGCTGCGAGCCTGCTAAGCGTCGGCCTGAGTGCTTCGGCTTGAACGCCAAATTGAAGCATTGTTTTCCCGGCTCTTGCGAAGTCTGCAAAGTTAATCGGGCTTTCAATGTCGAGTGCCTTAAAGTCATTTAGCAGCTTGGTCGCCTGAGCCGCCGAGCCTGTCATGACTCCGAAGGCCACCTTGGCTTGCTCCATTTCCGCAGCAAGCTTGACCGATGTTTTGACCGCCGAAACTGCAGCACTTAGGCCAGCGTAAGTCATCGCTAGATTTTTGATTGAACTGATTGCCGATTGCTGGTTGCTTATTGCAGTCTTTTGCTCGTTGACCGCCCTGGTTGTCTGACCTAGTTGAGCCTGCAAGCTTGCTTGAGCCCGTTTGAATTCGTCGGTATTCATCGACCCGTTTGCAACCTTGATGCGTAGCTGCTCGATGGCTTGCGAATATGTCGCGACGTTCTGAACCGGAATCGATACGCCAAGCTTTTTGGAAAGAGTGTCTTGGATTGCTGCGAAACGTTCGGCGCTCAAACCGCCTGCATTGTAGGCCCGCTGAAGCTTTTCCATCTCCGTTGCGTAGCGATCAAACGGATCGATCGATTCCCTGGCAAGCTTTGTAATCGATGCCAACTCTCCGCGCGTAAACATGCCGCCTTTCTTGAGCTCGTCTACGTCCATGCCGATCTTGATGTTTGCAATGTTGATGGTTTGAGCCATTTAATTACCTCCAAATCCAAACATTGCCTTGACCTGTCCAGCCATCTCTTTTGCGGTATCCATGCCATCCATCAAAATCGATTTGAGGCTGACTTTCTTTCGAGCGTACCTAGCAGGCATAAACTCCTCGATCTCTGGACAATCTTTACCGGCTCGAACGAATAGATCTAAGTGCGTTGCATGTGCCAATGTCGCTGTCTGCAACCAAGATTCCCCCATTGGCTCAACTTTGTCCCAAGCGACCCACTGATTTAACTGTCCCGCAGGCATCGAGCGAACCCACCGGAGCGGATCCGCAATGCCAAAAGCCAACGCCAGCCGAAAGGCAACCTTTAGCCTTGGGCTGGATCGGATTTTTTTACCAAGTCCTCAATCTCTTTGGCGTTGTATGAGGACAACGCAAGGCAGTCCTCGTAAAGCTTGCCGACGATCTGATTTGGCACGCTCTTGAGCCTGTCAGGATCGCTAATAACGCGATTACCTTCTTTGTCTCGCAGGCAATACGAGACTAGAACGCGACGATGGCGAGACCATTCGTATTTGCCTTTCTTGTCCTGCATTGCGACTTCCATTTCAGCCGCATCACCTTCGGACAGTTCGTGCAAAACATATTCCTTGCCATTGACTAGCACCGGCTTGGTATTCAGTGGCCTTTCGACCAATGCGAAGAATTCATCTTCAATGTTACTCATCTTCCGATTCCTCCTTGGCGATCGCTTCCAAAGCATCCTCGTAAAACTTGCGGGAGTGCTGTTCTGGCCGTTGCACTTCGACCGGATAGCCTTGAACCTGTTCGGCTTGTAAAGCAATCGAGGTCAATTCGTCGTCGGTCAACGCATCATGCGGAAACTGAAACAAAGCTTGAATCTGAGCCACCTTGCCGAAAGGCAAATAGCCCACCAAAACACCATTAACGCCGATTTGGAACTGGTTGAGGTCTTTCAATCGACCGTCAACCGAATATCCTTGCTGTCGCACCAAAGTAAACATGCTCGCTCCTATTAAGCAGCCGTGAAAGTGATATCTGTTGCACCGTCAAATTGGAGCGTGTAGCTTCCGGTCATGATCGTGCCTTTTTCAAGCGTCGGAGTCTTGACCGACTTAACGAACGCAGTCCCCTGGAAAGATCCAGCACCGGGCAATGTGATCGTCACCGAAATGCCAGCGTATGGCTCAGCCGATGGGATCATGGCCGTGGTAAAAGGAATCGAAGATCCGAGCCAATAGAATTCCACTTCGACTTCTGGATTCTTGCGAAGATCCGAAGGGCGAAGCAACTCGAATCCAGCCGCTCCCAAGTCGGTAATCTCGAGTTGATCGACTCCGATGGTCATTTCGCCAATTCTCTTAAGCTTGGTGGTAATCAAGCCAGTCCCGGAAATGGTCGCTCCAAGTCCAGTCGTCGGTACAGTCAATGCAGCCATGTCTAGGGCTCCCCGTAGTGAACCAAGAGATCGAAGCTAACCAAATACCGATGCTCTTGGTTTCCATCGGTTGGAGTGTCGTTTAGGTATTCGTCAGCACTGTCGAAATCGATTCCTGCAAATGAGTAACCGTCAACAGTACCGCGAAAAAAATCAATTCCGGTTTCGCGAATCGCTTTGCTTATTGAACTTGCGACCCGCCGAGTAGTTGCGTAGCAATCGAAGGTCACTCGGGCATGAGCCGACTTGGTTACACCGTCGATAGCGTGATCTCGTTCAGTCGAAGTGACGTAGTAAACAATGGAAGGCAGTTGAGCATTTTGGACGAGTGCATCAGGATACATTCGCTGACCAACAAGCGTTGATACCGCGTTGTAACTCAGTAGCTTTGTCCGTAATGCTTCGCCGATCGCCGACATTACAACTCCCCGTTGATTACGATGATGTCCCGAGATGCAGCCTCAGCCGAATTGCTGACCACCTTTAGGTATCGAACACCGGCCATGACTTCGGTATTTAGTGCGATGAATCGCGATGCCGCAACTGTCACACTATATTGCGTTGATCCGTTGTAGAGATCGTAGAAGTTGTTTGCATCGTCAGAAGCTTGAAAGGTAAACGTAGTGCCTGTCAACGCTGTTGGCGTTCTGAGTGCAAACACCGTTCGACCGCCTTCGAGCGTTAATGAACTTGAAACGGTTCCGCTAGATGCAATGGTTACTTTCGATGTGAGTTGTAGATTTCTAGCCAAGGCGAAGCTCCTTGATTTGCTTTTGTAGTTCGTCCATGAAAGCTTGTCCAGCTTGTGATTTCGTAATGTCGAAAGCCTTGACGGGTGCTCGATCTTGAATCGGAAAGTCGGCGGTTTGTGGCTTGGTTCTAACTGTCGTTGTGTAGGTTTTTCCCTTCCTGCTGATTCTTAGGATCGATTGCCCTGGCTTGCCCCATAGATTCCTTTGGTAGCTTGTCCCGCGTTTGATAGGCATCACAAATTGTTGCTTGTTGCCTTTCGGGTATGTCGCACCAACATAGACAGCCAAACCGTTTCGCATGACCTTATGTCCAAAGTGATCCCGCGAATCATTTTGGAATGCAGGATTGTTTTTGTACTTCTTAGACCACTTGAGCCGACTACCGCCCCGAGAGCTCCTAGCTTGCGATTTGCAGGCTCTTGCAATCGTTTCGCCAAACGCCCCGAGACACTTGCCTAGAGGCCCATTGCGAAGCGTTAAAGGGATCGCATCGACCGCTTTAATCAAGGCTTCATCGATTTCAATGGTTGTTCCCATTACAGCACCGCCGAGCAAATAATTTCTAGGTACTTGCGAAGTCCATCGACGCGGTTAATCGCCGTGATTCCGTACCGCTCGTTCTCAAAGAGCACGCTCATTTGAGTGTTGTAGCCTGATCGGTAACGAACAATAAAAACCGCCCTTGTTCCTGCCTCCAATTGACGGCCTCGCATGTTCTCGATGCCGCTCGTTGGATTCCATTCGCAAGGCTCATTAACGACATAGTTTGACCAACTGACAATAGGTTGACCGCTTGCATCTTGCGTTGTCGTTTCTTGCTGGATCGTGCAACGATGTCGCATCGCGCCGACTCTGTGCCTACTTGGTCGTCCTGATCCGCTCATGGGTAGCTAGCCCTCATGAATCGACGCACCAGCATTTCGTATGGTCGCATGGTTTGCAGAGCATCCGACATAACCATATCGCGATTCTCAAAGTAATGAGCAACTAGCATTAAGATCGCCGCCCTAGCTGCTTCAGGCACGCTTTGCCCGTCTTGCGAGTGTCCCGCCTTGTAGGTGACTTGCCAAGCGTCCCAACGACTGGCCGACACAGGCAAGGTGACCAAGTAGGCAAGCCTAATTTGATCGACATGCAACTGATACTGATTCGATGCCCAAGTTTGTAGCGTGTTGTTGCCGTCGTAGTATTGGATCGAGGTGATCGAATGAATGGGGCTCTTGAGCAACTTAAACCCGTCGAAGATCGAAGCGACTCGCAAACGAAGCGTCTGGAAACAAGTCACGCTGTCGGTATCGTGCTCCCACTGCTCCCGAGCCGCTCCGATCAATGCTGAAAGGTGCATATCGTGGCTAGTGTCGCTTGTTGCGATTTCGAGTTGTTTTTTCGCCTCGCTGAGCGTCACCGGCTCGGCTGTTGGCTTTGTCACTACTTCCGCTATCAATCGCACTTGCGAAACCTCGCTGGATCATTATTTCCGCTTGACCGGCTTGAACGCCTACCAGCCGAAAACCGACTGGCAGGCCATTCCAATCTTTCAAAAGGATCAAGTCCATAGACTAGACCACAATGCAAACGTCACCGTCTGCAACATCCGAAGAAACGCTCGGCGGAATCTTACCTCGACTCAGGCAAGCAACAGCCGAGATGTAACCGCCGGAAGTGCCATCGCCAAAGGTTGCAACGACCTTGAGGAATGGATTCTTCCCTCGCATGTCGATGTGGAACAAGCAGACCTGGCCATCATCGGTTGCACTTGGGAGTGCCAAGGTAGCACCGCCAAGACCTGACCCGCCGTCGAATGTCGCTCCGGTAATGTCAGCGTATGTCCCACCTGACGCGTCGGAAGCTTGAACCTTCAATGCACTCATCGCAATGTCAGTTGCTCCGAGCGTCACAGCGATCGTAACGAAGTCCCAATTGCGAGCATCAACGACGGTAGCCGTTGCGGTTGCATTGTCAAGCAATGCACCTGGCTTGATAGCAGCTACCCATTTAGTGTGTTGAAGTGCGTTCATGTATCACCTACTTTCTTTTATTGGTTGTGAATTAGGCAGCGGCCTTGAGTTGAACGATCGGCCCAGCAACGCTAGCCGTTCCGATCTCATGGATGTTGATGTCATATCGAATGTTGCTGAACACTCCGATTTGGTCGAAGTCAACATATCGCGACGCATCGGACTTGATGGTCAAGCTTCGACGCATGCCCATCGTGCAAGCCAAACCGAGATCGCCGAAGTAGGCAAACTTGGTCGAGCCGCTAATGGAACTTGGCAACGTCTGAGAAAAGACCACTGGGAAGCCCATAAATTGTTGCATTGGGGCCCCTGCAAGATCCATCACGGTGTTCCCACCGGCAGCAAATTGCAAACGAGCCAAAACATTCCAGTAGACCGCCGAATGGCAGAACCAAACCGGACGGATTCCAGGGTACTGAGGCAACTTGCTAACAGCATCTTGGAAGACTGCAATCGTCAATCCTGCAGCCGTGTTTTGACCAGCCGCAGCGGTAGAAACCGAACCTGCAGCAAGCACGTTTGCAAGTCCTACGATGCTGCCATAAGTCGGCAAGCCATCACCAAGGAATCCGCAAGAGTCTTGCTTGACCGCATGGGCGTAAGCAATCTCGGTTGCGAGCATGTCGGCCAATGCGATTGCAGCATCTTCGGAAAGCTCGCTCGATACCTTGGTCAGCGTAGCGAACTTGCGAGCCGTCAAATTTACTTGATTGACGCTGGCATCCGAGCTCGTGATCTCGGCATTTTCACCGACTGCATAAGCGGTCAAACCACCGACGCGACGAGGCAAGGTTGCGCTGTCGGAAGTCATCGGGTAATTGCGAGCGTACCGAGCAAACACGCCGTATTCTTCGAGCAAGCTGATAACGCTGTTCTCAAACTGGACAGGCACTAAAGAACCGCCGTTGAGATCGTTGTTTTCGCCCATTGCGTTGAGAACGCCATGATCGCGACACCATTGCTTCGACTTGTCGCTTCCAAGAACCGCGTTGATGAATTGACCCGAAGCATAAGCGTCACGCTCGGCATCAGGCCCCTTAAAAGCTTTGAGCTGTCGAACCGCTTTGGCTTTTGCCGGGATCTTAAAATTGCCGACTTCCGAAGGTTGAGTGTCAACCACTTGGCGAACCGTGTTGCTGACCGCTTGCTCGATCTTGATCGCTCGCTCTCGCTGCTTCGAGAGGTTTTCGATCTGACCGGCTTTGCCCTCAGTTCCGAGGATCGAATCGATCTCGGTTTGCTCTTCTTCGAGCAATTCGCGACCCTCTTGAGTTGCGACCGCTTGGATTGCTTGAACCTTGGCTTGCAAGGCTTGGATTTCTTCGCCTAACGCTTTTGCGCTCTTCATTCTGACTGCCCTTGTGGGTTGTGTGGCAGTCTAAAAACCAAGATAGCGGCATGACTGCCACGGGAAACTGAATCGTTTTGAACCGTGTGTCACTGCCGCTAATTAGTTGCAGAGTGGTTGGCACTTCTGGCCAGCCGGAAATCACTTTACGCTATCGCTTGTTGCTTGTCAAGTGTCGAGCGTACTGAGCCATCTTCTGGCGAGCTAGCAACGCCGCCGCCGAGTCGAAAGCGTTCTTTGGCTTCTTGTACCTCTTGCCGTTTTCGACGCGACCTGTGGCCAATCCTGACGCTATAGCCTCGTCAACATTGTACCAAGTCTCGGCGGACATTAGTTGCTCGATCTTGGAAGCTTCTTCGGCCATGTATTTCGAGTAGATATCAACGAGCGAAGCATCGTAAGCTTTCAACGCAGCGATCGCTTTTGCGAAGTCGTCTTGATTGC